CAGCTTGTCCCGCAGGGGCTTGACGAGCAGGGCAAGCGCCGCGAGGATGACCGTCACCTCCGAGCACAGCGCCGCGGCCTGTGATAATCTTTCCATAGGCGTTCTCTCTTTCCAGCGGCGCGAAAAAAGCCGCCTTGTCGTGCTTGACAAAGCGGCTTTAGGTGTGCTATATTTAGGCCAGTAAGAACGGCTGCCATTGCTGGTGGCGGTCGTCCCTCAGTGAGTTTATAGCTCGAAGGAAACGCCGCTTACCGCTATGGTGGGCGGTTATTTCTTATGTCTTGTGACCGTGAAGATCAGAGACGCAAGACCGATGAGCACAAGCGAATATGTGAACATATCAGCGTATGTAACCATCGCGCACCTCCTTTGCAGGAAGTGGACAACCTTGCCGTTCTTACTGGCAGGCGAATTATAGCACAGTCTGCCGCGCTTTGTCAATTTGCCGCCCTCCGGGGCGGCTTTTTCATTTTCTGTGCATTGCAGCTAAGTCACAGGTATTCCGTCTGTCTGGGGGACGATCACCACCTCCTGCCTGTTGCGATCTCGCCGGGCATCGGCCCCGTCCGTTCCGGCGGCGGAAAAGGTGAAAAGCAATGTGATTCGAGTGATTCCCTTGCCGAAAAATCAACCGGCAGAAACGAAATCTCGGGAACTTGGAATGGGCAGCCAAGGATTGAATACGGGTGTCCGCTGGACGCTTGTGGGCTGTTCGGCGGGAGCTGCTTCCTGTGTTCTTGATCTCTCGGAATACCCGTGACTTAACTGCAATGCACGGCCTCGCCTGATGGTCAGGCGGCTCTTGTTATTTTCACGCGGAAAGCCCGCAGGAGCGCGCGTAGGCGCGCGAGGAGCGAGCCGGTACGCTGAGCCGCCGCGTCTTCCAACGCACGCAGGAGACGGCTCTGCGCCGCTGCGCGGTGCCTTCGCTGACCCCATATCGGCGCCGTTATCAGCGTGCGATCCGGCGTCCGCTCCTGCCGCTTCTGGGCTCCGGAGGCGGTCGCCCTGCGCGCCGCGGCTCTGGCCCGCTCCGGGATCAGATCGTCCACTGCGTGCTGCCGGTAGAGCGCATACAGGGCCGGCTCGAGCGCGTCCACGCCCAGCAGCTCCACGCCGCTGCCGTCGGTGCAGAGGGCACGGATGCGGCCGGCCGCGCGATGGATCGTGCGGCAGACGGTCGAATGGTCCACGCCCAGCAGTGCGCCGATCGAGCGCATATCCAGCCACTCGCCATAGTAGAGGTAGAGATACACGGCCTGCGTCTCCGTCAAGCGTGAGAGTACATAGCGCGCCGTTTCCGGTTCGGCCAGGTCAAGACGGTTCGGATGCTCGCGCAGATCCTCCTGGCGCAGATCCTCTGCCTTATCGTTAAGGACCTTCTTCGCGCGGAGCAGCGTGCGGGAGACCGTGGCCTTGTTCACGTCGAGCTGCTCGGCGATCTCCGTCGCGGTCTTGCCCTGCAGGAGGAGATCGAGCATTTCGCGCTGGCGGTCTGAGACCGCCGCGCGGCCGCGCCGGAGCGCCCTCATGAGCCGTGCGCGGCTCTCGCCATTGTCCGAGCCGAGGTCATCCCAACGGACTTGATTTCCTTCGAGGTCTGCAAAGGTCAAGTCGCAGCGCTCGAAGAAGTCAAAGCTGTTGACATCTGCTCCGGCAGCACCGGTGTGTATGACCGTCCGCTTGACCGCCTTGTGCCGCTTTTCCTGCGGTGGGCGAAGAGCTTCCAGCCGCTCAAGGCTCTCGTGGTACATCTCGAACAGGATGCGAAGACGGTGCTTCTGCTCTCCGCGTCTGCCGGGGTCCTGCTCCTGCTTGATCTCCTCCCGGACGAGCTGAATGCGCGCATAAAGCCGGTCTTTCTCCTGGACGGCAGCCTCATAGGCGGTCACGTCAGCCCTCCCAGTCTACCCAGCCGTCCAGGTAGACCTTGATCACACCGTCCACGCGGTAGAAGGCGTTGTTGATGAGCGGCACGCCCTCCGTGTATTCGATGGGATTGTCGGCGCTCATGCCGACCGGATTTGCCTGCTCGACGTAATCCTTTCGGACGTCCACGTCGTTGACGGTGAAGATCCTCCAGTCAAAGCCGAGCTTGTCGCTCTGCTCCGTGCGCTGCGTGATGCCGCCGGCGGCCCGCACGAGCTTTCCGTCCGTGATCGCGCCCTTAATGGCGTTGAGCTTTTCAGTTTGCATCATAGGTGGCCTCCAGTTCCGCCAGCTGCGCGTTGGCAGCGGCAAGGTTTTCTTCGCTCTCGGTGAGCTGCGTATCCTTCTGGGCGACGGCAGCGTTCAGGCTCTCGATCTGCGCCTGATACGGCGTAACATCGCCCCAATGCTGCTTGTCCGTTTTGAGAATGACGGTAAAGTAGCCCTGCTTTGTGTACTCGATTTCCTGCACGGAAAAGGTGTAGCCCTCTGGCAGTGGGCAAGCCGGATAGTCCGTGCGGACCTGCTCAACCGTGACATTCTGCCAGTCGATGGCCTCGACCGCCTCCAGCGTGTTTTCCTCGTAGCAGCGCTCGAAGATCACACGGTATACTCCATTCAATGCCTGAACAAAGCCGACGCGGTGGCCGTTGATCCTGTAATTCACTCCGTAAAATCCGCTCATACACTCCTCCTTATCCGATCAGCAGCACAGCGCCGTCGAAGGCGGACGATGTGTGCAGTGTAATGGTCCCGTCAGCGGCGATCATGGCATAGGTCTCAAGGCTTGCCCATGTGCCTTTCCGATAGGCGCCGCTTGACAAGATAGATGCTTGCGCGAAAACGTCATTGCCCAGCAGCCCATGCTCGCTTTGCGGTATGCTCATGGTCGCCTCCGCATCGGTCTGTGTCCACTGGGCGGCGGTGAAGGTCTTGTAATACGATGCTGCCCCGCTCGGCGTTTTCCATTCCTGTCCATCGGCGGTCTTAGTCAGTACCTGACCGGCGCTGCCGCCGGGGACGGCAGGGAACGCGCCGACATTCTCGGCCGTATATTCGGGGGCGCTTGGCTCACGCGCCCACTGCGAAATGCCAGGGTCGCGCACAGGGATCTCGACGCCGTTTACTTCAAAGCTGTCAATGTAATTTGTATTTGCCATGTGCTCCTCCTTAGATGGTGAGCGTGTGCTCGTTGATCGCAGCCGGCGAGAGCTTGAGCGTCGAGCCCTCCTGCTGCATCGTGCGGGAGGGGACATCAACGAGCTTGACCACGGACCCGTCCACGTTAAATTCCTTCGCCACACAGATGCCGACGATCCGCTCGCCCGCTGCGTTGTGGGCAATGACGCCGGCCATGAGCGTCTCCGGCGTTACGGTGTCCCCGGTCAGGTCAAGCAGGACTGTTCCGTCGCTGAGCTGGACTTTGTTGTTGGCCATGCCGCACCTCCTCAGCCGATGGTGACCGTCTTGCCTCCCTGCGCATTGTCGGTGTAGGCAATCGGAATCGCCGCCACCGTGACGGAGCTGAGGCAGTTGTACTCCTCGTCGGGCAGAACCTCCTGCGAGGCGAACGTGGGTGTGACGTTCTTGGCCTGCGGCTTCATGCCCTCGCTGCCGGACATCGTGCCGAGCACGCCGAGGACGGTGATGCCCTCGCGAATGTTGGCGGGGATCAGCTTCGCCTCTTCGGCTGCGTCGATCTGCGCCTTGCCGCTGCCGTCGTGGTAGCCCTGGGGGATGGTGACCGGCTTACCCTTTTCCGTGATGTTGAGCGTCTTGGCCCCGTTGTTCGGCATGGTACCGGTGACCTTGCTGCCGGTGACATAGGCCGTCTTGCCGGTCAGAATTTCCGCCGCGCCCGCGGTGGCGTCGCCGGTGTCCGCGTCAAATTCGCAGGAGCCGGTGATGGGCGCGCCGTCCTTGCCGTGCGCGGTAAAGCCCTTGAGGAGCTTGTCCGCGACCACGGTGTCCTGGGTGAGGTCCATGAGGACTTCGCCGCTCGAGAGTACGATTTTGCTGTTGTACTGATTTTCAGCCATTGAAAATACCTCCGATAAAAATTGTTTTTCCGCCCGCGGGGTTTTCCACGCGGGCGACTACAATGGGATCAACAGTCACATTGTCTTTCAGAAGCCTGTCCTTTGTGGCAAGCTCCTGCGCCTCAAAGTCAGGTGTCACGGTATATGGGCCGTCATACGGCTCGCCGCCGACCTCACGGACCGAAACATGGAAGCCGATGCCGATGGCCGCCGGCGTCCCGAGGGAAAAGGCTGCCTTTTTCCTGCCGACGTCAAACGTGATCGCAGCCATCAGATCACCGCCCTGCTGAGCGCGCGTTTAACATCGATCTGCTGCATTTCCGAGCCGATCACGTCGCCGCTCGGGAACTTCACGCGCACCTGCATGGGGCAGACGGTCGGAAGACCGAAGGTCTCCGTCTGCGTGAGGGGAAAGTGAAATTTGCCGTCGGAAAACGTGACATCGCCCGGATAGGTCTTGACGAGGTTCAGCAGCGCGATCTCGACCAGAGAGACGGCGGAGGGGCTGAGTGCCTGGCCCTCGTTGGTGATCTCCACGTCGATGGAGTAAGCGTCGCCCTGTACCATTACGTCGTCACCTCCGTTGCGCTGACGGCGCCGGTGTCGTCCACCGTCAGCTTGAATTTTTTCGTGCTGCCCGCCGTCGAGGAGGGGATGATGATCTCGCCCTCGTCCACGCGCTGCAATAGCTCGTCGGTCTTCTCGCCGGTGTAGAGCATGGTGTAATAATCGTTCGGCATAAAAAACCTCCTTAAACGATCATTCTCCGCCCGAGGGAATCGAGCAGGCCGTAGTTGTTGCTGGTCACGAGCGGGCCGGACTGGAGCTCTTTTTTCTTGCGGTAATAGATGATGATGCAGCCGGGCTTGCCTGCGCCGCCTGCGCCCGCAGAGCCGCCGGTCGCCCATGCTCCGCCCGTTTCTGTTTTCGGATTTTTGCCGGATGGCGAAAACGACATGCTGAGCGTACCGACTGCACCGGCACCACCGCCGCCGTGACCGCCGCCTCCGCCGTCGCCATAGTTTTCGCCGTCATTCCCGTTGGCTCCGTTTGCGCCTTTGCCGCCGCCTGAACAGTTGCCGCTAAGCGTAACAACGCTTTGAGAGGGATCGTTCGAATTGAACTCGCCGTATAGGTTGATATAGACTTCTCCTGCCGAAGTCGCGCCGTTTGCTCCTTGTGCAGCACCGCCGCCGCCCCATCCGTTTGCCGTTACAGTTCCCGATGTCCCGTACTTGGTTTGGCTTACCGTTTTGCTGTTGATCCCGTAGCCTCCGAGATAATCGCCGACTGCTTGACCGTTATTCCCGGGGGAGCCTCCGTTTCCGCCCTTTATACCGTTCGCGCCTTTTCGACCGAAAAAAGTTTGCGTCACCAAATCATAATAGCCATCGACTGAGGTTTCACCGGACGCGCTTGACAATTCCCCAAATGTGCTGTTTCCGGCAGGCTGTGCCGCCGCATATTGGAATTTTTGCCCGGTTATTACATTTAGCGATGCGATTAAAATTTTTCCGCCGGAGCCACCCTCGCCTCCTTCGCCGCCTTGACCGGCGGACGAACCGGAATAGGAGCCGGATGACCCGCTTTTGGACTGCGAAGAAATGCCTGCCGAGCTGCCTGCGCTTCCGCTTGCGCCCGTTTCGCCGCCGCCAATAACCACAACACGAATTTCACCGTCTATTACTGATTCCCACTCGCCGGAGCCGGTAAGCAGCACGCGCTCGTCGTAGTATTCCGTGGTTTCCGGCTGCGGGGGCAGAAAGCCGACGAGCGCCGCCATCTCGCTCTTGAGTGTGCCGCTCATGGTCGTGTCAAGGCTCACGATGCACGCAGAAACCATCTTCTTATCGTAGGGGTGATAGACGCTGACCACATGTCCGGGTTTCTCCTGCCCGCTTACAATGCCGTTGGTGATGGTCTCTCGGCACTTATAATAGTCCGCCAGCCTTTTGGCGACAGCGGAGGAATTGACAAGGGAGACGAGCGTTGCGTCCAAGAAGGACTCCACATTTTCCGTCGCGTCTTTTGTGACCGTCCTTGTCACAAGGCGTGTGTTGTGAATATATGCCTTGCCCTTGAGCGTTCCCGTTCCGGCAGAGATTTTCGCGCAGTTCGCCCCGCTCTCCAAAATGGTGAAGCCTGTCGCTGTGAGTGAGTGCATCGGCTCGGAGAATGTGATAATATCTCCCTGCTGAGATGTGCCGGAAAACAGCTCCTTCTCGTCGGTTCCCGCGATGTACTGATGCTCCGCCACCATCACAGCGGAGACGGGCGGATCATAGTTGGCCGTTCCGCCCGTATAGGGGCGCCCATCATCAATTATCGATGCCGTTCCGTTCCATAGTGGATCAACGCGCAAAACGCCATTCAAATCTGTCCCGAGATATGCGCCGATGGCAAAAAGAACTTGTGCGAGGTTGTCTCTTGCCGAGCGCGATTTCCCGTCCGCGTATGGAAGCCAACCGTAAAGCTTAATTTCGGCAAAAATGCTTTTGACTAAAACAGGGATGTTCCCGCATATATCGGTGACGACCTCGGCGACGGTCTCGCCCGTGTAGATGCCGCCGAGGTGCTTCATGTTTGTAAGCGCGCCCATCGGAGAGCGCCCCACGATCTGATATGTGCTTGGCCCGATGCGCGAAATGCTCCGCTTAACAAACCTTGTAAAGACTTTATCGTTTCGATAAATAATAACAGGCGTGTTATCTGGCAACGCGGAAAGCTGCGCGCCTACCGTAGTCGTGCATACCTCAGCGTTCATGGTGTCAAAAGACAGGATGCTTTCATCCAACTCGACCTCTCGGTATGTTGAGCAGTAATCCAGGCGCATATCGTCTTTCGATGCGTCGCGGTCGAATTGGTAAGAGCCGATCAAAATATAGTCCATAGGCCCTCCTTACGGTGTGATCTGAGGCGCAATGGGGATGAAATGGATCTCGATCTCTCCCCAGTAATTCACGCCGTTTTCGACCTTTTCAATGTCGTGCGAAGCGCTCGTATAATACGCCCGATAGGAAATTGTTGTGTTCCCATCCGCCGCTTCAAGTAGCACGGAGTCATCCACCGAATGAGCCTTCAGGTAGCTCCAAAATGCGTCATAGCTCTGGTAATCATCGCCTCGGCGAAACACCGTGATCTTGTGCCCGATGCACGTTCCGAGCACATCGCGAATCATTCGCCCGGTGTCTTTAGAACGCCCGGCATTCTCTCCGTCCAGAACATTGAAGTTCTCGTTGTATTTGGATATTGCTACGTTGACATCAAACGATGTCCCATTGAGTTTAATGTAGTTCATGCTCACCGCCTTTAGGTCACTTGGATGCCGACGCGCTGCGTCTGATCCTTGTTGAGCTTGAAGATGATGCGCCCCAATTCCTGTTCGCCGATCTTGAGGATCGCCGTCTGGTTCCCGCCGCCATACTGCGCCATGCCGCGCGCAACCGCCGCCTCGATGGCAGCCGCGGGAGCCTCGATGTTCGTCCCCTGCTTCTGGTCGCCGAGCACCGCTAAAAATTCCCTGTTCGGGGGAATGACCGCGCCGGTCGCCAAACGGGGGATCGAAGCGGAATTGATGGCCGGCATACTGGTCTTGACTGAGCCGCCGGTAAATGCGCTTTTGATGGTGTCCAGCGCGCCGGATGCCCAAGACTTGACGCTTTCAAATGCAGATTTCAAGCCATTCAGCAATCCGTCGATGATGTTTTTGCCCAAGTCCTGCCAATACTCGCTCGTAAAGTATTTGGCGACGTTAGCGTTCCACCACTCTTTGATGCCGTCCAACGTCTCACTAAGCTTATTTTTCAGGTAGTCCCAATTAACCACAGCCACCGATGCAAGGCCGGCTGCTCCTGCAACGATCATGCCCATTCCGAGCGGGATCCCTACACCGGTAAACACCAGCAGAACGCCTAAGACGAGCAGCGCGCCGCTGACCAGCGAAATGATCGCCGCGATCGGGCCGCCGAGGGATTCGGTAATGGCGTTCCAGTTGGCCGCGACCGTAGCGGCCAGCCCGACCGCTCCGGCAGCGATCAGCCCGATGCCGATCGGAAGCGCAACGCCGGTCAGGGTCAGGATGATGCCGAGCACAAGCAATGCGCTGCTGACGAGCGCCGTAATTGCACCTATCGGCCCCTGCAAGGCGTTTTGAATGGCATCCCAATTTGCCGCTACCGCCGTCGCCAGCCCAATTGCGCCCGCAATCATAAGGCCGAGACCGATCGGAACGTTTGCGCCGCTGAAAGCCAGCACGGCGCCGAGAACGAACAGGGACGTTGAGAGCATCGCCGCGACAGCTCCAATAGGGCCTTGAAGCAATGCCTTGATGGTGTCCCAATTCGCCGCAATGACTGCCGCCATTCCCATCGCTCCCACGACCATCAAGCCAAGGCCGAGCGGGATGTTCGCGCCGGAGAACAATAGGATAGCGCCGATCTCAAGGAGCGCGAAACTGATGATCGCAGTAACGATGCCGAGCGGGCCTTGTAAAAGCGCTTTGATCGTGTCCCAATTTGCCGCTACCGCCGTCGCCAGTCCTATCGCTCCGGCGACCATGAGCGCCAAGCCAAGAGGAATGTTTGCCCCGGAGAACAGGATGATCACGCCAATCGCCAGCAGGGCCGCGGACAAGATGCCCGTAACAGCTCCGATCGGCCCTTCCAAAGCATTTTGGATCGCGCTCCAGTCAGTGCTAACCGCACCCCAAATGGCAAGCGCACCCATCGCCATCAGCCCAATGCCGAGAGGGACATTCACGCCGGAGAACGCCAGCGCCGCACCGATCGCCAACAGGGCCGCGCCAGTAAACAACTCCATGATGGCACTAAGCTGGTCGTTGATGCCGGTTGAGAAGTCCGGGGCTTTATTCTCTTCCTGACTTCCCGACAATTTGTTGATTTCATCGAACGACGCAAGGGATTTGCTTGCCTTTTTTGCAGACTTCCCGGTCTTGTCCAGCGCGTCCGATTCTTCGTAAAGGTTTTCGGCTGCCTTTGCAGATTCCTCGGCAGTCGTTCCAAAGATCATGGAGACCAGCTCGGAGATGGCGTTGACCACGCGCGTGATGACGTCGACGAGCACGGTGAACGCCGGAACGACCACGTTGACGATTGGCTGCGCCAGCGTTCGCAGCGCTCCTTTCAGTTTGGCGACCGCCGCCATCGCCTTATCGTTGGTCTGGATCGCGCTCCACATATAGCTCTTTAACGTTCTGAGAGCTTTGGTAATAAGCGAAAAAACAAGCACTCTTTTGGCGAGCGTTTTAACGTGGCTCACAAATTTGTCCATTTGTTTACTGGCCGCCTGTGCCGCCGGAGAAATACCTTTGGCGTTTTCTCTTGCTGCCATAATTTGTTTAGACAAATCTCCGGCTCTATTAGTCATACGCTCAAGGCTTCGCGTGTCTCGTGCAATCGAGGTATCCATGCGCTCTACTTTGTTCTGCACGGAATCCCACTCTTTCTGAAGAGCTTTTACTGTTTGCTCTTGCTCCTTTATTGCGCCAGCCGTGTAAAACTCGTCGCCGTTCCGCATTTGATCAAACTGGGCTTTGGCTGCATCAAGGTTTGCCGCAATCTGCTTAGACTGCTCAACCAAGGGCATTTGCTCCTGCTTTTTGTCGCTGATTTTTTCATTGAGCGCATCAATCTTTTTTTCAAGCGCAGTCAATTCTTTTTGCGCGTTTTTCGCGTCTAATTCCGTATTGATAACAACGGAACCATCTGCATTCGCCACAAAATCACCACACTTTCTACTTGCGTTTTATTTTTTTATGTGCTATTCTGATAAAAGGAGGGATTAAAATGATTGCTATTTTAGGCTTGTTAAGTATCGCAGGATTTGTTGTCTCATTGCTCACTTTGGTTATCCTTGCAATCAGGAAAAAGAGAAAGAAGATCGCTTTAATATCCCTTGCTACATTCTTTGTTCTTTTTGTTGTATGCGTATCTCTTCCAACATCGGATGGCTCAGAAGCGTCAAATGCAAATAGCGTTTCATCCCCAGCGCCCAATCCTCTTAGTGACGAAACCCAGGATTTAAAAGAGGAAACGGATGCAATTACATTTAGTGGAGAAAATTACACCGCCGAATATTTAAAATGCTGGGAAGCAAGCGGATTGACTGGCTGCTTTTACATTGATGTAAAAATCAGCAACATCGGGGGCAAGGAATGCACCTATTTGCTCGATGATGTTTATGTGGATGACACGCATTGTCAAAGCGGTTCGGGCTTGCCGATTACGGCACTTCCTTCCAAAAATGTGAGAGCGTCATTTGTTGTTTTTTGTGAAACCCCATTAAGCGAAATATCAAATGTCGAGTTTAAGCTGAATGTTTTAGACTCTGAAAACTACAACACACTTGAAACAAGCAACACGGTTTCCGTTATGCCAAACGCTTGAATTTTGCCGCCCTCTTCGGAGGGCGGTTTTTCATATCCACTTGCTGATAACGTCCTCATCCTGCGCCGTGTACTGCCGTTTAAAGTCGACCATCTGCTTATTCTGCTTGTAGAAATCCTGCTCGCCCTTGTCGAGCTTCTTTCCTTTTGCCCTTTTGCTGCGAATAGCAACGACCTGCGCAAAGGTGCAGTCCCCGATCTCCTGATACGCCGCGATCCACGTCCACCAGTGCAGATAGTCCACAGATCGCACCTCTTTGCCGAGCACTCGATTGATTGGAGCCACGAGCAGCGGGAAATCCTGCTGCCAGTCCATCAGCTTCGGCCCACGCTTTTCGTCTCGCGGGCCATCGCCGCAATTGATGAACAGAGCGCATTGCTTTATCGCTTCTTCGTAATCGTCCGGCGGCATCGTCTCAAAGTCCGGGTAGAAAATGTCGAGCATCGTTTCGGCCTTTTCCTGCTCGCTCAACTCCGCGTCGGAGAGCGCTTCAATGATGGTCAGGATGTCCCGAAAATCCGTTCGAATCGGGTATTCCGTGCCGTTCACCTCCGCGGTGGTTGGAAGGTCGTATCTCACTTGTGATACTTCTTCGTGTACTTGCTGATGCGCGGATTGGTCGCTTTCTGCTCACGGGAGAATGCGGTATCCACCTCATCCATAATGGCGAGCATCAGGTTTGCCCAAACAGGCAGGCCGTCCGCCAGCGCGTACACGTTCATGCCTCCAAACAGAGCCGAGCAGATGTCGAAACCAAAGACCTCGCCGATGATGTCGCGCATCTCCTCGTCCATTTTGCGTGCCGTCTCAAACACCTCGCGCTTGTTTGCGGTCTTTTCGATCTCCGCCTTATACGCTTCCTGCTTTTTGTCGAGCGTATCAAAGGCGTTGAACAGCTTCTCCACGAATGTGCTGTCCGTCGCGTTAAAAGCCAGCTCACAGGTCTTGCCATCCGTCGTTTCAAGCGTCTTTCGGACTACACCGGAATTGATGGAAATAATGTCGCTCATAATGTCCTCCAAATTGGGGCGGGTCTATGCCCGCCCCTTTGTCTTTAGGTATCTGCCGTAAAGGTCACACCGCTGGCGCTCTTGGTAATCGTGCCAAGCGTCCGGTTGCCGCCGTAAGTGATCTCGCTCGCGATGTTGAGCGTGCCGCCTCCGTCGCCGCCGATGGACGTGACCGCAATTGCGCAGGAATCATAGCGCTCGGCAAACTTCGCGTCGCCGCTCGTGGCGTAGAAGTGACCGATCATCATGTCTTGATTGGCAAGCGCCTGCGCGTCGTGGTCCTTGACCGCAAGATTCCACATCTTGACCGCCGCCGCGTCGCCCGCATCCAAAGGAATCGGGTCAAACGTCTGCGTGATAACGGGCTTTTTCATGGTGGTAAAGGTGTTACCGAGAATGTCCTGCTTGCTCTCCTGCCCCCAGTCCATTTCCTCGGTGGAATCCTCCACACGCTTACCGATGGCACTCCAAACGGGAGCCGATGACGTGCCGGTATTCAGATACGCAATCAAAAGCTCGCGGTCAATGGTCTGGCCTTCGGTGGTCGCAAAAACTAAATCTGCCATTATACATTCACCTCGTATGTTAGTTTAAGAGGAACCATATAGTCCTCGTATTTGTCGCTGGTTGCGCCGAGATACGACGCAAAAGCCGCTGTCTCTACGCGGAGGGCGCGTCTCCCCTCACCAATGTCCGGGCGCTGTGTGTTGGCCCAGTCCGCAAATTTGTTCAAAGCCTCGACTGCCTTTAAGCGCGTGTCATCGCTTGTTCCCGGAGGCGCGATCTGATAATGGATTTCAAACGAATACTCCGCCTGATACCCGCCGCAGATATACTTCTTGGTGATAACGGCACCTTGCACGGACGAAAGCGCCATGCCTACCGTTTTCGCTGCAAAATACTCGTACTTGATCAGCTCCACGTTATCGGGGATATTGGGACATTTGTTCGCCCAAATCAATACAAGGCGGTCGAGATCGGATTTTTCAACGCTTGACGCAAGCGTTACGGTCTTTTCTTTAGAGATCATTCTTTACCGCCTTTTCTGCTACACGTAGCCACTTTGGAAGGTTTTGAGCTTTCGACGCTTCAAACCAGTGCGAAGATGTATTTGGACGCCAAAACTTCAGGTCTTTCTCAGGCACCGCCGGAACTTTTGTTACGCCTTTTCTCGCATAGGAACTTCCCGTCAGCGGATCAACGTACAGTTTGCCGTAATAGAGATACCGAGCGTATGGGCCGGGGTAGATGATCTCGTTTCCGGATACCAGCGTCCGCGTCCTCAACGATCCTGTGCGCATCGGGACAAATGGCGCGGTATCTTTTGCCACCTGTACCGCAAGCGTGTGTTCTGCGCGACTGCAAGCGCTTGCAACGGATTCTTTGACTGCATCCATGCCAGAGACGTCGATGGTAAATTTCAGCGCCATCTCATACGCCTCCGCATTCCCAATGCTGCATATCTTCGCTGCCAAAGTCCATTGCGTCTACCTTTGTCAGATTCCAACAGTTATCCTGTGAAAGCGCCACATCTTCCTTGTCGGTGACAAACTCGCCCTTGATGAAAAACGTAACCCCACCGTTGCCGCTGACTGAAAGCGTCCACAGTCCGGCCTTATCTGTGGCACGGTAAAACTCCTGCGGCCCGACGTACTTCTTGGGCTTACCCGTCGCCCCGTCTATTGCTTCTACAGAAAACGGGATATACAGGTTGACCGCATCCGCTCCCTCTAACCCGGTCTTGCGCACATTTGCGCCCTTTGACGCTTCGCACAGCACGCCGCGCAAAATCGTAACATAGAGCGTAGTAACGTCTTTAAACGTTGCCGGGTCGGTTTCCTTGACGGAGTTGTAGATTGTTACAGTGTGGGGAGCGTACATTTGCAGTCACCTCCCCGATACAAAAGTCCGGTATGCGCCAGATACTCATTGCACAGGTTTGCAAGCATTTGTTTACTGGTGCTTACCGCATCCAGCACAGACTTTGCCGCTTCGCCACCGGTCGTAAGCGTGCGGGAATAGCTGCCTACCGATTCGCTCTTGGTTTCCGGGTCTCCTGCATTGGCAAGGCTTTTTGTCGCTGCCTTCTGCGCCGCGTCCAACAAAGCGTACTGGTCGATCAACGCACAGCAGCACATCTTCACCGCGTTCAAATCGGCGTGGCTTTCAGCTTTCCCCATCGTGTAGTAGTCGAGGAAGAAGCTGGCCCGAACAGCCAGACGCGGAAAATCTTCCTCGCTCACAGAACCCATATAGATTCCGGCGTAGTATGTATAATCAGCGTATGTCATACGGGTCAGCTCCTTTCAGATCAAGAAACGGTAACGGTAGCAGTTCCGGTCTTGGTGCCGTCCTGCTTGGACTTGGCCGTGACGGTGATACTGGTCTTAGTCTCAGCGGAGTCGATAGTCAGCAAGCCGTCTTCGCTGATCTTGGACTTCGTGCCATTCTGGCTCCACTCGACCTCACCGTTGATAATGCCCTCGCCGGTAACAGCAGCAGTAAACGCCTTGCTGTCGCCCTTTGCCATCGTCGCGGTAGCGGGCGAGACGGTAACGGCGGAGATGTCGCCGCCCTTTCCGTACACGGAGAACGGGAACGGATCAGCCTTGTCCACGTTGTAAGCATTGACGGGATTCGCGATCTCCCAGCCGAGACGCATGACCGCGCGCAGCGCCACCATGTCGTTCTGCATCAGGTTGTAGGTGATGGCCTTGGTGGTGGGATCCTGGATAACGCCCTCGGTGAAAATCTTGAACGTCATGTCCTGACGGATGGCGTATACGAGCTGGCTCCAGTCACCGACAATCATCTGCGCCTGCGCGGGATCGAACGCGCCGTTCATGGGGAAATACATATCCATGCCGTCAAGGCCGTAGCGGGTAAATCCCTGCATATCGGACTTGAAAATGGGCTGGCCGGTGGTGTCCTTCAAACCACGGAGCTTGCCGCGCATCTGGATGGCGGACATAACGCCGTTGGGGTTAAAGCCGTCCAGCTCGACCTTGGCGATCAGGCCGTTCTCGCCCATGATGTCGCTGAAAATGTCGGAGCTGATGGGAACACCGTTGCCGGCAGCGACAGCAGCAGGAACAACGCCAGTACGCCAAGTGCTCGGCTTGTTCGTGCCAAACAGGATAGCCGCGTCGATGACCTTGCCGAAAGCTTCGGTCAAACGGGGCTTGACCTCGCCCCAAATGTCATAGTCCGCATCATCGAGAGCGGCCTCGGGAATGGGGACGATAACAGCGATCTCCTCGGCGTACAGCTTCTTCTTGTCCCACGCCATCTTGGTGGTCTGCTTGAAGGCGTCGCCGGCGCCGTCGCCGGTCGCTTCGCCGTTGACGAAATACGCGGAGGGAAGCGCGTCGAGCACGTTGATGGTCTGCGTCTTACTGGACATATTTGCCAGTCTGCGACCCATACGAAGGACAGCGGACTCGGCGATAGCGCCCTGCATGATTTCGCGGGTTACGGGTTCCGGGATAAGGCCGGAAAGTGCGGAACGATCAATACTTGCCATGTTGTAATCTCCTTTTCGTTACTTGAGTGCGCCGCGAATTAGATTGTTCATCGCGGCATTGGTATCTGTTTTCTTTTCGCCGCCGCCAACAGCAGCGGACCAGTCGATTTTTACGCCGTCTTGGAACGCGGACGGATCGGCGCTGACTTGCGCCTTGTGCCATTCCTCAAACCCATCAAGCGCACCGTCCTTGATTTCAAGGTGTTTTGCTTTTAGGTCTGCCAAATATGCCTTTTCCGCAGCTTTAGAGCTGAATTTTACGCCCTTTTCAGCAAGCGTCTTACGGATCACATCTGCGTAGTCATAATCGGCAATCTTGGACTTATAGCCCTCGATCTCCTTTTTGAGCGCTTCCGTTTCCGCGCTTCCACTTGCCGCAAACTGCTTGTTTTTTTCCACTTCCGCGTCCAGCTTGCTCTGAACAGTCGAAAGCGCCTTTGTGATTCGCCTGTCAAACTCCGCCTTATAGGTGGGGTCAGCCAGTATTTCATCAAAAGTTTTAATTTCGTCTGCCATTTTTTAGTTCTCCTTTTATTCCCACAGCGTCATTCCCCGCTGCGTATTACAAAATTTGGTTGCCTTTCTGACTTCTTTCCCGGTTCAATACAGCACCTTTGTCCTTTCCCATTGCAGCGGCAACCCCGATGCTTCACTAAAAGCCTTATATTTGGCGATCAGTCTTACAAGTTTCGCATTTGCGGCGTAATATTCGTCCTTTTGCCCACTTGCCTTATACGCTGTTACAAGCCTGTCCTGCTTGATAATCTGGCGCTCAACACGCCGTTGCATCTGCGTCGCCTCGTATGCGGTGTATTTCTTCCCGTCAAACTTGCAGCCGAGATCATCATCAATATGCTCAAGCTGTTCGTCAGTGTATGTGCGCTCACTTACGCCCTCAACCCAAACATTGCGCCTGTGGCGGCAGTTGGCTCCTTCCAGACCATCCACAGCACCCAGACCGCAAACCTCATAGATGTTCGGGTAGATGTCGCCGCTGCGGGTGGAATACACTTTGCCTTGCCACTCCTTGTGCGATGACCACGGGGACGGCCCCGGCTTATCTCTCGCGCCAGCATGGGCGGAAACCTCAAAATATGGTGTCTCAAGGTATTCCGCCGATTGCTCCGTGTACTTCGCGCAGATTTGCGAAACGCCTGTCATAACCGCCCGCCGCGCCGCCACATCGATCTGATCTCGATGGCCGCTCTCGTAGTCAACCACCTTTATGCCGCTATCGGCCAGCTCTTTAACGCTTCGCTTGATTGCTTCGTTATAAGAAATTGCTCCGCTTTGTATCATCATCTCTGCCGCATCTAAGGCGTGCTGGTATGCTTTGGCAGGGGGCAGCATTGTGCGCCCAGCGTCCACCAGAAAGCCCATAGATGCGGTCAGATTGCGGAATGTATCAAGCGTCTGCGCCCTGATTGCCGCAACTTCCGCAGCGTCAAGCAGTGTTTCCGGCTGCATGATGTGCGCAAGGTCAATCAACTCGGTGTAATACTTCTGGTTGCGCTCCACAACATCGTCAAGCAGCTTATTCAACTTTGTTTCGCTGATACCTGAAGTTTTGCGTATGGCTTTCTCAATCTCTTTCAGATCGATGCCGTGTGACCGCAGCGCCTTGATGTCCTGCACCGTGACCTCGTTCAGCTCGTCCCGCAACTTCAGCCGGGAACATATCTCCATCAGCAGGGTGTCCTCAAGGCCTCGGTACAACTCCGCCAGCTCTTCCGGCATAGCATCAAGGATTTCCGGCTGAAACGGATATTTCATTTGCTTTCCTCCGTTTCACAATTTCATCGTAATGCGGCTTCACGCGGATCACATTCCAGTCGCATTCCTCCGGAACTTTGCCATAAAAGATCACCCATTCCGGCGAAAGCCGTTTCATCATTTCTTCGTAGCCGCGCAGGAACAACCGCTTGCTTTCCTTGTTCTGCTGTGTGCCTACCGAACTAACCGCAACAATTCCGCCGACAGACTCACCATCAAAGCACCAATCGTAACTGCTCTCATCGCTCCATGAAATCGTTGGATAGACCGTCATGCCGTGCATTTGCCAGTATGCCGCCAACCAATGCTTGCGGTAATGGTTGTAAATCTGCATCGCCAGCGGCATGTCTGTGTAGGTGGAAAAGTCCGGCGCACACACCGCCGCAAACTGCAACAGTTTCGGAATGTACTTGTCCGGCGTGTTCCAATATCGAATGAATTGGTAATCGTCCACAAAGAAATGAACGATTTTGCTTGCCTGGTCTTTTGCTGTGTAATGGTAATTCACAGGGATAAATTCGCCATGCGGATATGCCTTGACCGGCTCGATCTGCGGAATGTCGTACTTTCCAACGCCGGGGAATGTGAACTTGTCGAGATTTTCAAAGTTAATCATACCGGACGCCATGTACCGCTGCGCTTGTTAGTTCTGCGGTATTTCTTGCCGTTTACCGTAACTTCCAACGCGCCGGACTTTTGCGCTGTTACAAAGGCATTGGAAAACGCCTTGTTTTCTGCTGCTTTGCGTTTTTTACTGGACTGGTCACGCAATTTCCGCATGTAGCTATCCATTTCACCGCGCGCTCTTGCAGCTCTGTCTGCGGCGCTTCCTGTTTTCTGCGCCGTTGTCAGGCGCGCAGGCCCGCTTGCATAAGGATTGACTGCTCCTGCCGCCGTTTTTAGTGCCGTTGTTGCGAGAGTTGCCATCTGCTTTACGGCGTCTTTCTTTTCAGCGTCCGACAGCTCAAGCCCATTGATTTCAGCAGCGTTGCGCTCAAATGTGCGCCTGATAATATCGCCCATATCAGTGACAGACGCAGCGTTTGCTCGGTTAATATCCTGCTGTGACAAAAACCGCGCAAGGCTCATACCGCGCCCACGCCCAAATTCTCCGGCTCCAATGCCGCCACCAGCTCCGCCTCTGCCGCCCATTACTCTACCTCCTGTTGTCCTTCGGTTGTCATGTCCTGCATCTTCGGCAGCGCCGCCTTTGCGGTCGCCTCGTCCTCGTTCATGTATTTTGCCCGGAATTCCCAGGCGTTCATAATTCCTGCGTTGAGCATTTGCAGGTCGCGGGCAAATTCGCTCTGCTTGTCCTCAATAATGGAATCATCAAAATCAATGCTGATTTCAACATTTTCATCAAGCCCTGCGCCCAACGCCTTATTACCAAGCCGCAGAAGAACCCTGCAAAGCTCAACCAGAGCACTTTCCAAAATGACTTCATGCTTTTTGATCGTGCGGAACATGGTGCTGTTCTCGCTGATTACCTGCGTGGCCGTTGCCACGCTGCCGCCATCGAATCGATAATAGGTTTCACCGAACCCACATTTGCTGGAAAGCATATTGAGTTGGTCTTGCAGGCCGACATTCAGCGCAGCCGTCCGAAGTTCCGGTGCAACAGTCTGAACAACGCTCCCCTGCTGTGTATCTTCCGGGAGAAGGTAAAACCGCCTGTCATTGTCATCCAGTGTCGGTTCACCGTCTTCATACTTTGTCGCTGGCATTTTGACCATCATCATCATAGGGCCGTTTTCAAACTCATTGACGTAGCAGTCGTACGCAGTATCAACGCCGCGAAGAACATCAATGGAATTTGCAAAAACGGAAATGCCAACAGGCAAAAGATAATTGAAGTTGTTTGCAATGTTCGGCTTGTCAATTACAAACTGCCGTTTATTGCTTCCGGTGTATACCACAGGGGGAATGCGCTCAAACCCGGAAACATTTTTCAACTCTTCATCGGACAGTTGCTCGTTCTGGTATCGGTAAATTCGGTTTTCGATTACATACGTCCCATCATTCGCTCTGCGGTGGATCTGGAAATACACATAATCCTTTCCGTCTCGCGTAACCCTGGAAGTAAAAGCGCAATCATAAATAAAGCCGTTCTGCCATGCAAGTGGGTAAATGTCATGCATCGTGGCATAATCAATCACAATGCTGGACGCGTCACCGGGGATGATCTCTCCGGAATCCGTCACGCCCTGCCCCGTCACGCGGGGGATATATGCCACCGTCCCCAGTGCGGATTTCATCTCCTGCATCTCATTAGCTTTGACGGTGAAATTGTTCTCCGCCAAAACGCGATCGATGAAATCCTGTTCTTTTTTGCCCTCAAGCGTGATTTTGACTTTTTCGTTCATGAGCAGGTTCGCCCAGTCCTCGCAGACCTTTTTTCCCATGCTGAGCGTTGCTCTATTGTGTTTAGTCCACTTGTGGCCGTTATATCTGCGGTACTGGTGGAAGCCCTTCACTTTACCAACGTACCACGATTCCCACAGATCAACTTGCCCATAAAACTCTTCAGAGATCGTTGTATAGCCAAGCTCTTTTAACTTTTGGATAACTGCACTGCTCATGCAATAACTCCCATTCTGCGGCTGACAGGCTCCAACGCATACCGGGTCGCGTCAATCAGGTGGTTGTTCGCGTCTGGGTATCCGCTGATAATGTCACCGTCTTTGTTTCGTTCGTATTCGTATCCAACAAATTCATCGTAAGCATGCGGTGTGCGTCGCCTATCAATAACAATCTTTCTCCGCTGCAAAAACTTCATGCCATATTCCACAGAGCCGGGGCCTTTGACCGCTTCATACGCAGGTAGCCCCATTGCGCGGAGATCAGCAACGCTCTTCGGCTCGGCGCTGTCGCAAATTGTCCTAATGTTGTTATATTCGCGCTGCTTAATCATGGTCGCGCTTTGCTCGTTGGATAATTTGTTTTGGTAAATCTCGTCCAGCAGATAGATGGTCTCTCGCGCCCGATCATAATGCAGCCGGATAAAAGCAAACGGGTCGGGGAACCAGCCGAAGTCCACCCCCTGATAGATGCGGTCGAAACCCTTGACTTCTTCATCGGAAATCTCCCGCAGTTCCAGCTTGTCAAACACATTTCCGCCGGTCCCTACCGGAATGCCGAGATATTCGTGCTGATATGCGCGCTCGTCCGTCTCTTTGAGGTGTTCCGCTTCTGCCAGAAACTGCTCGCCCAGCCACTCAGGCGGTGCTTGCAGATACGTTGACTTGTGGCAAAGGCGGTCAGCGCGTTCCTCCAAGCTGTCCTTGTTCGCCCAGTTGTCACGCGAAATAGGTGGGTTATAGCTTTCAAAATTCCAGAACATCGAGCCACCGCGCATGGTGGACTGTAAAATAGTTCGGATTTCCGCACGTCCGGCAAACTGATCTTTTTCTTCAAAGTGCGTCACGGCAATGTAGCCAAACGGCACCTTGATAGACTTGATCTTCATCGGGTCATCAGCGCCGCGAAACATGATCTTCTGGCCTGTCGGCTTATAGATCAGCTCCATCGGGGATACTTTCGCTTCCCAATACGTCGCCATGCCCAGCTCACCGATTGCCCAGATATACTGTGCATAAACGCTATCGCGGATCGTGTTCGCCACCTTGCGCAGAACAAGCGCGTGCGTTCCAGGATTGGAAACCAGCAGAAGCGGAACGATAATTGATACCGTGGACGATTTCCCCGAGCCGCGCCCACCGCTGAAATCGTAATGCGTGTGCCCATGATGGAACACATCGTGAGCCACATCGTAAAAAGCCGAGCCGATTTTTTCTGACAGGAGAATATCAGACATCAATAACCACCTTGACGGAATCCGTGCTTGTTTTTTTCTCGTTCACTTCACGCCAGCCGAAATTGCAGCCAAGCGAGAATTTCGCGCCGTTCGCACCGTCTTTGTCGTAGAGCCGAGATTCGGCGTATTCCTCGCAGCGGGACTTCGCGCGCGTAACCGTGTCCGCAAACTCTGGCCTCGCTTGATAGTCCAGCAGTGCTTGTCTTCCTGTGAATCCAAGCGCCAATGCAAGCCCTGTGATTGTCGGCGGCTTTGCGTTGATGATGACCGGCACCCCGTACTTATCTCGCACAGCGCAGCCGTCATCTCCGATAAACGGTTCGCCTTCGCACTTTTTGAAGTAAACGTCAATAGCTTTCTGCATCGCGCTTACGCTTTTCCATTTTCTTGGCGCTCCGCCAGCCATACGCTCACTCCCTTTCGTTTTGCTACCGGCCCCGCCCCTTGGCCTTACATAGCAGACTTTACCCGCCCAGAGGGGCTACAACGCTGTCTCTTCCAGCCGTCGTTGCTGTGCTTAATGTTTCATGGATACAGGATATTTCCCAGAGTTTTGCGATTCCAGCGCAGAAAGTCTATTGTCGATGTCAACAAAAGCGTTGTTCAGGCGCATGTTGACATCGTTGAACCGAGTAGCAATATAGTCCTCTCGCTCTTTCTCGTGGTTGCGCCGCCCCATCTCCATGTACACATCTTCCTTGGCCTGCTTGACGGCCTCGTTGAACTTCTTTTTGCTGATAAACATCTTTCGTTCTCCTTTTCCGTTTTTGTTCGGCTTTCCGCTTAGATTGTCACACGCTACCGGCGACTACGCTCCGAAAAGTCGTAGCCCCTATTCTGTCAGGTCAAACCGGTCTTGACGCATCAAGACAAGCGCAGTTTTCAGCGAGCATTGTCATTTCCATGTGAGCCATGACGACAACGGTCTCACATTGTCCGGGCGCTACCCGGCCTCTGGTACGGACAGTTGGGAATCGAACCCACCACACACGGTTTTGGAGACCGCGTCGCCACCAGGGAGGGCTATCAAGGGAGGCGGAAACAGATGAAAAAGCAGAGGCGTGAAGAGCCTCGCCCCATCACGCCTCTATTTTTGCATAGGTTTTTCTTATTTTTCCCCTTAAAAGGGGAATTTTCAAAATTTTTTTAGATTATCGTCCACGGTCATCGGATTATCCGTCCTTCCGAGCAGATAATCGACCGACACCCCGAATTTATCGGCGATGCTTTCTAATGCGTCCGTTGTTGGCGTAGCCTCCCCCGCCTCGTACCGCCTCACCGCGTCACGGTGCAGACCGCACAATTCAGATAGGACATATTGCTTTATTCTCTTTCTCTCCCGTAAGCGCTTCAAACGCTCGGGAAACGCGTTCATACCACATCCCCCATTCCGATCTGCTCAAATTCAGGCTTTGCAAATAAGGGAGCAAGCATTTTTTCTTTCGCTGCCTCGTAAAACCCCTTGTCCACCTCAAACCCATAAGCATTACGCCCCATCTCATACGCTGCGCGAAGCGTTGATGCGCTTCCGGCGCATGGGTCGATCACAACATCGCCGGGGTCTGTAAACACAGAGATCAGCTTTTTCAATACACAAACCGGCTTCTGTGTCGGATGCACCTTCGGGTACTCGCTCCGTTTGTCCCGTTCCCAGGATATCCAGTCAAACACCATGTGACGCTCGCCGTCCGAACCGACATTGCGGAACTTCGGCAGCTTTTCGCGGTAGAGGACGACCGCAAATTCTGTTGCACCTACTATTTTCATGTTGGCTTTCAGCACCTGTGCAGAGTAGTTTTTACAGAAAAACAGCGGATAGCTTTTCATGAACCCGTAGCGCTTTCCGTATTCAATCACCGTTTGCATTTGCTCAAACGCGCAAAACACGATCATTGCCGGAGCCTGCCCCTTTTCCTTCGGTTCCTTGCGCAGCATACGATTACAGAAGTGCATATACTCCGCAATTTTGAATGTTCCGTCCGTGTGAAAAAAGCTCTGCTTTGCAAGCTTACTTTCTCCGTTTTTATTGTCTCCACCGTTGTACCACATCGGATTGCTTGCATAGGCGTCCGCACCGATGTTATAGGGAATATCCGCAATTACAAGCTGCGCTTTTGGAATATTGTATCGCTTAAAATTCTGAAAATTGTCATGGTATAGCTCGCATTTCATTCCAGCACCTCCTCCGGTCGGAAACTCTCTTTGATATCCTTGTCGCCTACCTTCATTCAGCACCTCCAAACGCCTGCTCAAAGGTCAACCCGCTCTCCCTCAGCAGCGCCTTGATGGTCTCGATGGTACGCGCATTGTTTCCTGACAGCCACCACCAAACATTGCTGTACGAAATGCCTACCGCCTCGGCTAACGCCTTTCTCGTCTGATTTTTCCGCAGCAGAGCCGATTGCAGCCGCGGATATACGCAATATGCGAATTCTGTCATTTCTTTCCGTTCCTCCGTTTGTATCTCTGCTTTGACGCGGTGCGATACCCCATGCACACCGCCTTTTCTTTCTGTGCTTCCTTCTCTCCGTGCTTGCGGCGCTCGTCCTCGACCTTCCATGCGGCGTAGCGCTCGCATTCGGCGTGACAGCCCACATGACGGTCGGGGCAGTTAAAGCAGCTCACGCTATCCCTCCTTGTACTCAGGGCAAGCCTTGACGATGTAGCTCGTCTCGTAGTGTTTCCTCTTCCGCGTGGTGTTCTGCGAATGCATCATTATTTTCGTTTTCTTCGCCTTCCAGCCTTCCACCGGCTGCCACTTCAGCTCCCGCGTTTCCTTGTCGCACTCCGACCAAGGGCATTTCCCGCAGGCGTATTTGCACGACCAACACAGCGTCGAACTTTGTTCTGCCATTATACTTCCTCCACCCAAATGCCGAATCGCTCCAGCATCAGCTTTTTCTTGATAATATAGTCCTTTGTCTTAAAGCCCTTTGCGTCCTCTACAATCGTTTTCCCGTCACGGGTATACACAAAGTCGGCTATGTATGTAACTGCCCTCACAGCGGCTCCTGCGGGCGTTCTCTGTGTCCCCACGAGCTTGTACGTCTGCTGTAGCTTCAAGTCGTGTATTTCCCCCGCTTTCAGCAACAGCCGCAGATCATCATAGCGATCTGCCTCGTGCTTGCTGTCAAACGTAATGCCATGCCGCACGGTTTTGCGGTTGTGGTACTTGCCCGTTTTTTGAGCAAGTACCTTTTCAACCACCTGTTTTTGTGCCGCAGGCCCGAGACGTGCAAGGTCAGATGCCGTCAGGCTCATTTTCCCCTCCCGTCCGATACGAGGACGACGCGCACCTTGCCAAACTGCTCAAGTGCCATTGCCACGGCCTCCTTGGTCGCCAGTTTGTCGCCGTGTTCTTCGATGTCGATGATGATGCGGATCATGGCTTGTCCCTCCGCTCGCCGTAGGAGCAAAAATCGTCACCGTCAACTTCATTTGGGGATGAGCCTTCTTCATAATCCCAGTGATAACAATAGCCGAACGGCCTTCCGTTATAATATTTTCCTTTTTGCTCGAACTTAGTGCAGTCCTTACACCGCGTCACGACCACAGCATCTACGGTGGGAGCAGCGGCCACGATGGGCAAAGCAATTTCGTCCCTATCTGCGTTGTCGTACCACGGCTCGTCTTCAAGCTTTTCCCATAAGGTGTCACCATCAATCAGCCGCATCGCTGTCACCTCCGTCCATCTTCGCCCCGCAGTTGGGGCAGTAATCCGACAACAATTCAAACCCATTTACAAGCACTTGCGCCGCATCGTGGCAAACAGAGCACTCGTGCCTGTCTGGTGAGGGAACAAAGTTTCCTGCTTCTTCCCACGAAATCCACCGCCCATGCACCACGGGCGCAACGTCGGCGGCGGGGATTTCCGAGAAAATGTCCACAAGGTCTGCCATTGGTACTTTAAAGATTCCCGCGACTTTTTCTGCCGCTTCTACGGCACGAATGTATTCAGCCATTGTCAGCCCTCCTGTTCCATGCTTCGACCACCATTTCTACGGCGTTGCTTTCGTACTCCATGTTGTCCGTCAGAATCCTTGTACCTGCATAGCATTTAGAGCAAATTACTCTTACGCCGTTACCTACAAATAGCCGCGCTTTACCTCCGCAAAACGGGCACGGTTTCAGTTCAGTCATCTTTCATCGCCTCCACATAGCACCAGCTCTGGGGCGGGCGCTTAATGTCACCGCCCCATTTTTTGCAGTCTGTGCATTCCCGTGCGATTCTTTCCATGCAGAATACACATGGGTCAGTTGCACGCTGGAACTCGCTTAGTTCCCGCGGCTGGTCATAGATCAGCAGGTCGGAGATGTGCCAGCCGTAGCCGGTTTTCCCGTTGCCGATGTAGTCAGCAAGCTCCTCGTATGTAAGACAAGATCGCCCCATGTGCTCGAAAAGCCAGTTCTGAATGCCGCCATTGTCGAAAACATTGATGGGAAATATCCGGTCACAGGTAAACTCTCCAATGACCTTGCCGCCGCCGTAAAACTGTGGCCTTGGATAGTCCGTCGCAATGAAGTCCTCGTGCGGATATTTTGGCAGCGTGCAGTAGATATAGCACTTAAACGGCGTGTTCATCTTCGGGCGTGTCTTGCGCACCTCAATTGTCTTTTCGCCGTTGGCAATCTTTTCGCACCACTTCGGGCGGATACTCAGCATAACAGCCTTACTCATCCTTCATCGCCTCCAATGCCGCTTCCGCCTCCTCGTGGGTGAGGAATACGGTCTTGCCGAATCCGTTTAGCGCTACGCCATACTCCCGCCCTCTGGCGCCTATTGGTTCAAGGCCAATAAAGCCGATTTTATTGCCCATACCAATCTGCTTGACCTCGCACTCGCTTATATGCTTATCCGTGTCCAACAAGGCGAACACCCGCTGGCCCACCTTGCACGGCAGCACCACCACGCGCCCATCCTTGTCGGCCTCGGCCAGCTCGCGCAGGCGGGCAACACCCTCCCTCTCCGCATCACGCATTACGATGTACCGTCCTTCCGCGTCTGCTCGCGCAAATTCAGCACAGCGTTCCGGCGTCAGCCCCGTGTCCTCGTATTGCATGAGCCTGCCACGCAGTTCTGCGTATGACCATGCTGCGGTATAAAGCAGGGCAAGCAAGCCTGTCGGCTCATCAGGACCGTCCAACAAAAGCTCACCCATCGCATAGTCTACGCCATCATCATCCATTGGGAAGTCCAAGTCCGGCAGCAAAATCTTTGCGGCTTTGCGGATAAAATCGTAGAGCCGGATGTCCGGGTAATCCGTGCCATCGCCTCCGCCACGCACCCACGTCTCAAAGTCTTTTATGTAAAACAAATTCAGGGCGGCATCAAGGTTGTTGTCTGGGTAATTAGTTGTTAGTCTTTTCATTTACCTTTCCTCCTCCGGCCCTTCGGGCAGCGGCATCCAGTGAGTGACAGAGGATTGTGTGAGATACCATCCTTCCAACACCCAGTCGTCAGCGCCAAGATATCGCCCGACATCAACGATGTTCCCGTGTGGATGCGGAACAAAAATAAGCACCTTTTGCACGGGAGCTTCCGGCAGGCGCTCCGTCACCGGGATCCACCGTGTCCGCTCCTGCGCCACGGCGATCTCCTCGGCGTAGCGCGCGCAGCGGTCGGTCAGCTTTTCGATCAGATCGGCGGCTGCGTCCAGCAGCTCCCGCTTGCTGCGGCTCTCTGTTACGCGCAGGGCGGACACAATCTCTTTTTCTGTCATTTTCATTTCCTCCTCAGAAATTCTTTCATTTCAGCCGGTAGTTTTTGGACCCGGTAATATTCAGCACGCAGCCTTTCGACCGCTCCGCAATGCGCGAGCCTATCGCCTCGTCCCAATCCAGCACACGCGAGATCGTCCACTCGGAGCTGATGATTGTCAAAAGGCTTGGCTTGATATACCGCGCATTGAGCAGATCAAACGCAATGTTTCGGTCGGCCTCCGTCGCCGTGCCCTTGAGAAAATCGTCAATGTACAGAACCTTGACGCTTTTCAGCGGGTCGATAGCATCTTGATATGCCTCAGCATCGTTGACCTTTGCTTTGATGGCCGGAATATCCGCCCGCCATTGCACATAGCGTACCGGTAATCCGGCATCCATAAGCTTCCCGCACATCGCCGTGCAAAGATGCGTTTTCCCGCTTCCGGGGCTTCCTCCGGCGTAAAACCATCTTCCGCGCCAATCGGCAAGATAGCGTTCCGCTGCCTCTTTGGCCTGCTTCTGCCACGGCTCAGTCGCGCAGTAGTTCTCCATCGTGCATCTCTGCAAAAGCTCTTTAAGCCCGCTTCTTTCGATGCGTTGCAGATTCCTTTTGCGGATGGAGCATTCGCACTCCCGGTACTCCGCGTTTCCGTCTGCCGACCTCCGCACGGTGTATCCAACGCCGCCGCAGAGCGGACACTCGTTAGAGATTGACGGCTCCGGGGACGTTCCATTTTTTCGTATCTCTTCCAGTATCGTGACAATGTCCATTCATCGCGCCCCCTTTCTTCTCCAGCTCGCGCTTTTCCCATAGCTGGAATTTCTGCTGCCAGTTGTAGACCGGCTTTCCCTCGGTATCCCTCCAACCGGCGACGGAGTAAAACTCGTAGAACGGCTTGGGGTCAATCAGCCCTCCGCGCAGCTTGGCATATTCGGCAACCTCGCCAAACGTGGGAGCCTTTCGTGAGAGAGATATAGAGAGAGAACTATCGTTCTCTTTCTCTCCCTCTTTCTCCCCCTCTTTCTCCTTGCCGGTTTGTTCCGATTTGTTTCCACTTTGTTCTTTTTTTGTTTTCGTTTTATTCTGTCGATTCGCTGCTTTGTTTCGACCACTGTCCAACGTTGGACGAATCAAAGTGAAAACAGCGCATGGAACTCCAGAAAGACATGGCTCGCTTTCATCAAGCGCATAATCGCAGATTGCCAGCACAACGGCCTTGAAATCTTTTGCGCTGAGCGCTCGCAGCGCGTCCCTGTAACTTCGGTAAAAAGTGAATTGATTACGCTCCATCGCTTTACTCCTTCGGCTTTGCCAGCAGGGAAACCGTCGCACCGTATCGCGTCATGACTTCTGCGATATCAGTCGCGTCACTCTCGGACACTTCTTGCAAGACAATAATCGCCCTTTCGCGCGGCGAATCGATATGCACCTCGTATCTCATGCCGCACCTCCATCAAAACGGAAGGTCCCCGTCGTCCTCGACCTCGCTAAACTCGCCCGGGTTGCTTGATGCGAGACTGTATGCGGCGGGTCCCTCCTGCGGCTTGCTGTCGGCAAAGTACACGCTATTGGCGATGATCTCGACCGAGCGGCGCTTATTGCCGTCCTTGTCGGTCCAGTCTCGCGCCTGCAAACGACCGTCTACCACTACCTTGCGCCCCTTGGCGCAGTATTGCGCGGCAAACTCCGCCGTGCGCTCCCACGCGACCACATCAAACCAGTCTGTTCCGGCATCCTTACCGTCGCGGTCGACGGCAATGGGAAAGCTGGTGACCGCCTTGCCGCTCTGCGTGCGGCGCAGCTCAAGGTCCTTTCCAATGCGTCCCATGACGCTGATCCTGTTCAAGCTCATTTCAATTCCTCCCTATTTTTCCTGTAAATCATGTTCTCCCGTGTCCAGCCGGGATATTTCGCTTTGAGGTAGCCGACGATGCAGGCGTATAACGCCGTCCTCTGCGGCCCCTCGTCAAAGGCTCGGTGGCAGGAGGGGCAGAGCGTCACGATGTTTTGCTCGATGCCTCTGCCGCCCTGTGAGCGCCGTATAACGTGCGCTACCGGCTCTCCGTTGTTACGCCCGCAGAGAATGCAGCGCCCGCCGTCGCGCTCGTATACGGCCTCCTTGACGCTTTTGGGGATGGACGTGGCCTTTGTCATTTTGTGCATCGCCAATCCTCCTTCAGCGCGTCAAGCTTCTGTGGGGTCAAGGTCTCAATGCCAACCGCCTTGCAGTCCTGCACGATGTTGTCGATCAGGCGGGACATCTGCTTTGTGTCAAAGGTGGACGAACCGTAATACAGCACCACGTTCTTGCAGCCGTCAATTTTGCTGTCCATCACTTCCGTCTGCCAGCCGATACCGTTCTTGTTCCAGCCGCCGCATAGCTTCTGTACGGCTTTCTCGCGCACGCAGACGGTTTCTGTGTTCCCGCCGACATCTTTCACGGCCTGCCGGTAAACCTCGCTTGTAGGCGTTCCTGTGGCTTCTGCGAGCTTGTCCATCAATACCCATGCGTAAGCGTTGGCATCCAAGCTACGCTTTTCGCGGTGCTTCTTCACTGTCACGTCAACGTCTGTCTCGTGCAGCTCGTCAAACAGCGGCCCGATATTCTCCCGCGTGGCGATGGTGAGTAAATACCCACCATCCCGCGCAAGGGATAGATCATGCAGTCGGGCTTTCATTGGCTTTCCTCTTTTCCATGCAAGACCAGCAGAGCGGAACACCGTATTTCTTCATCGCGCCTTTGGAGATGTCGCTCACACGATAGAGCTTGCCGTTAAAGGACTGCGGTGTGATCGGCTGCTTGCAGTCTTGGCAGGTGTAGTCAAACTGTTCCTTGTACGCCTGGTTGAAGGACTGCATTTTTTCCTTGCTCGGCTTTTCCTTTTTCTCTTGTTGCTTGTACTCATCCGTGTCCGCATCTTTCGTATCGTCGATGCAGAACAAGCCGTTCAGCGCGTACTTGCGGGCATAGCTTGATGCCGTTCCGGTGATCTGGCTCTCGTCCATACCGGTTTTTTTCTCCGGTTCGCGGGCATATGCCGTTGCAGTAACAGCGTTATCGCTCTCGCAGTCGTGGAGCTGCGCCTGCGCGGTCACATAAAAGCGACCGTTAACCTCGGTAATGCTATCGAGCAGAACGAGCGCGGTTTTGTGCTTCGCGCAAATCGGCTTGACCGCCTCAAGAATGTCCTCGCAGCTCCGATATTTGTACTTGCCGAAGCTGTTAAACTGCCCTTTCGGGGCTTTCAGCTCTTGCTGGATTGCAGAGAGTTTTTCATAGATTCCAAGGTTCTCCATTTTCTTCTTCCTCCAAAGTAAGCGGGCAGTTTCGCCCGGTGTATTTGTCCGGCCACGGAACGACTTCATCTGTCAGCCCGCAGCGCTTGCTTGACCGTCTGTAAAACCGGCAGGCTTCGCAGGCGATGTACGCCGTGCCTTTGCGGTCGATTGGGAAATAGGTCGTTACCGACGCCGTGCCTTTCAGGTAGCCGGAAGTGCCGTCATCCAGATTCGGCATCGTCTTCCACCTCCGTAAACCATTCCTCACCGCAGAACGGACACTCGGCGACCGTCCGCGTTTCTATGCCGTTCTCGCCGTCAAGGTTCTCGCGTACCTGATAAGTGTACGGCTCAAAGAAGATCGCGTGGCAGGCTTCGCATTTGTAAACCATGTAAATTACGACCTCCCCGCTTTCCGTATCATCTCCGACAGGCCGTATGTCCGCCCGACAATGGACGCTATTCGCGCCATCTCGATCTTGCGGAGCGCCTCGGCTTCTGCCGGATCGTTTGACAAGTAGTAGCCCTTGCCAAAGTTCATGATGCAGTATTCCTCGCCGTCCTCCTCGCATCGCGCCGCCTCGATCACCTTGCGCAAGTAACGGTCTGTCCAGCCGGTCATTTCGCAGAGCTGCCAGCGGCGCAGCGCGTTCTGAGCGCCGACACGAAGATGGTTTCGCAGAGTGATAACATCGTCTGTCATGTTGCCTCCTCCTTGTAAACGTAAGCGGTTTGGACGCCAAACTCCCGCGCGGCCTGATGGTCGGCAAAGAACACGTCGATGCGGTTTTCCTTGATCGCGCCGCCGCAATCCTCGGCGGTATATGTATGGCTCGTGCCGTCGGAAAAGTAGATCGTGACAGAGGAGCCGTAAGGGATCACGCGAGGGTCAACGGCAATCGTTCGCCCCTCGGTGGCGGTCGTGCCGGTCGCCGTGATGCCGTCGGTCTTGCCGCAGCACTTCGCGCACGGGCAATAGGCGGTCAGCTTAAATTCGCCGAGCGGCTCGCCGATGGTAAGTTCCGCGCTCCCCTCTGCGGGCTTGTCCTCGCCGGGGAGCTTGTCTTCTATAACCGGCGGCTCGCCCTTGTACGGCTGCCCGGTGGTTTTAACCGTCAGCACCGCAAAGAGGATCAGCAACGCCGCGAGGAACAGACAGACGGCGGCGATGCGCGCCGAGGCGTCGGCCTTGCGCTGCTCGCGGGTGCGTCGGTCGTTTCTCATCGCTTTGCCCTCGGCGTATCCAGCCACACGATCAGGCGCACGAGCTGACAAGAGATGGTCGCGACGCCGACAAAAATCAAAAAGGTGTTCACGCCTTTTCTCCCTTCTTCTCGTTCGGCACAAGGCCGACAAACTCAAGGCCGCGACCGCGTGCATAAATCTCGCCCATGATCGTCCCCAGCTTTACAGGGTCAGGGGGCGTGACCCAAATGATTTTGTATTCCGGCTTTTTTCTCATTGCCTTTTCCTTTCTTCCGTGCTACAATAAGCACGGACACAATATCTTGTGGTAAGATTTGTCCGGTTGCCCTGTTCGGCCTGCTACGCTGAACAGGGCTTTTCTTATGCCCTTTCATTCAATTGGCTCCAAGTCAAAAATGCTGTCGGGGTAAAAGCTCCAACTCCCAAATCGGGATTTGCTGTACTGTGCGTCATAAAGCCACTCATTCAGCTCGATTTTCTTGGAAGTCAGCGCCGCATCTTCCACGGCGTTTTTCGCTTCGTGCATTTCGATGTATGCCTTCTGGCGGTTAAAGTTATTGATGGACTGTGGCGTTTCGAGCACGCTCACAAGGATAACCACTACCGCCGTGACTATGGCAATGATAGAGATTACTTCTACTGCCAACAGGCACAAAGAGGAATCTATCTTTCCCTCAAGCCAATGTGAAACGCAGATGACGATGATGCCGAAAACGATTACGATAATCCAGTTCATGCTCTCTCCTTCCTCATTTACTTTTCATCGGGCTTCAATAGCTCGTCCACCGTGCAGCCGTAGAGCGCGGCGACCTCCGGCAAGCGGCTTGCGCGGGGGTGCTGCTGTCCGGTCTCCCACATATAGACCGCCGCGTCGGATACCTTTAGTTTTTCGATCACCTGCTGGACACTCAATCCGGCAGCCAATCGAGCACTTCGAAAACTCATTCGTTCACCTCCAATTTGCTTTTACTTAGTTTTCATTGACTGCGGCGTGGGGATTTGCTATACTCTCATGCAGGAGGATAGAGTGAAAAGGCACGAGGCTCCCCATATTCTCATTGAAAGGAGGGAACCCTTTGCCGAGGAACTCCGTCCGGACAAGTAAGCGCGTTGCTTCCAAAGCGTCGAAAACTTTAAGCAACCGCAAGGCAAGCAAGAACACAAAAGCTCTTGCCGCGTCCGCCTTGTCCAACCGCCGGCCAAAGTGACCGGGGAGCCGTCCCGATGTTACCGCATCGGGGCGGTCTCTTTTCCCCTCGCCGCAGCCAAAAAAACTTAGCAAAAGAGTAAGAAAAACTAAGTTTCCCTTGACAACTTGGCAAACTGTGATATTATAAAGGTGCCAACGATCATAATATTTTTTCGCAGTCCGCTAAATGTAAGGGGGCTTGGGTTTTTGTTACCCTTTACAAGATTTAGTATAGCTAAGTTTTTCCTAAAAGTCAACAAAAACTTAGGATTGTTTAGTCCTAAATATAACTAAATTTTTTGGTTTAATTTTATGCAAATTGACACTAAAGGCGTTTTGCGCCGCATTGAGCTACGGCTTACAGAAATAGACATGGAAAAAGGCGAGTTCTACAACAAAAGTGGAATATCGTCCGGCTCTTATTCCCAATGGAACACAGAAGCGCACCAGCCGAGCTTGAAAAAGCTGCGTGCTGCGGCGTCTGTTCTCGGCGTATCTCTCGAATATCTCCTTTATGGCGACGAAGCAGAAAAAGAAAAAGCCCCCGATCCGAAGACCGAGGGCGTAAGTCCTACCGTTCAAGAGCTGTTTGATTTTATCGACACAGCGACCGACAACGAGCTGGATGAGTTGTTGCGCTATGCGCAGTTTTTGATGAGCAAGCGATGAACGATTGGTTGAAGGACGGGTTTGAGACCGGCTATATCAGTGAGGATGATTCCGCAGCTGGACAGCTCAAGAAATTAGAAGAAAAGCGCATCAATGAGCTTCGCCAATATGTTGCCTACCAACAGGCCGAGAATGACCGGAAGGAGAGACAGGCGGTCATTGATCGCCAGAAGCAGAGAAAGCACGACTTTCTCGTTGCCGGTTTCTCCAGCGTCACAAGCGTTTTGCTTACTTTGTTTGTTGAGCATTTTCATAAAGTTCTCTCCTTTGTTCTCTCGATTTTCTCCTGATCTCGCGCGCAGCAAGTAACAATGCGTTTTGCTGAGCATCGCTCATAGTGAGAATTTTTTCTTTCAGCTTTTCTCTAATCATTGTATCACATTTCGCGTAATTACACAACATCTTGCGTCCCTCCGTTTAGATCTAAGGCTATTTTTTGCTCCTCCTCCGCGAGGATGCGCTCAATCAGCGCGAGCATTTCGTCTTTCTGCTTCGGCGCTAGGAGCAGATAAAGCGCCGCCGCCGCTTGCACCTGTGCGTCCATGCTTCGACCTCCTTTTCGGTATTCATACCTATCCCCACAACAGGCGTTTGCTGCACGGCGCTGTGCAACAATTAAGAAATATTATAAAGCGGCGCGCAGCCGCAGGATCACTTTTTATTTTACTATGTGTCGATTATTGCACTTTGTGCAGCCGAAAATATAATAACAGAGGGGAGAAAGTTTATCATGATGTGTCCAAATTGCGGGAGCGAAAATGTAACGATTGAAATCCAGCAGGCTACGACCTACACGAAAAAACACGGAAACGGAATTGGCGGGCATCTGAACAATGCCGCCCGCGGCTTGACTGCGTTTTGCACTCTCGGCATGTCTAATCTTGTTTGGAAAAAGAGCAAGGGGAACGAAAAGACTGTCGTTAAAAACGAAAAGGTTTGCCTCTGCCAAAACTGCGGTTATTCCTGGACTATTAAGTAACTAAAGGCCCCGCCGCCCTCTGCAACAAACGGCGGGGCCTTTTTGCAGCCGGCGAGAAGCGGTCGTCGCTGCTTGTCTTTACCGTAGCCCACTTTGGCTTGGTAATTCAATGCCGAAGCCTTGCAATAAGGCAGCGTTCGACATGGTTCGACAAGCCCTCTTCTTGCGACTTTGCGGCGCGAAAATCGAAAAAATTAAGGTGGCGTAAATGAACATCCAAGAAGTGTGTAGAATCCGTAAAGAAGAATTGAAAATGACCTATCAAGACATTTCCGACGCTTCCGGCGTACCGCTGTCCACCGTGCAGAACTTCTTTTCCAAGTTTTCTAAATCTCCGTCGATTTACACCGTCGCGCCGATCTGCAAAGCGCTTGGAATATCGCTTGATGAATCGTTCGGGATTTCCGAACACCTGACGCCGACCGAGGAAACTTTGCAAGCGCGGAATGATGAGCTGGAACGCCATGTTGACGCAAAGGCCGATACCATTGAGATCATGCGGCGCGGTGTCCATATCCGCAACGGCGCGATTGCTGTAATGTTTGTTATCATCGTTTTTCTCGCTGCGTGGTGCGTGTACATTGATTTTCATTGTATAGATTACGGATTTTGGAGGGGGATTCGATGAGAGTGGCATTGTATATCCGCGTCACGAGCGAGGAGCAGGCGCGGCATGGGCTGTCCCTGCAAGAGCAGCGTGACGCGCTGATAAGATATGCCAAAGCAAATAAAATGACCGTGGTTGGCATATATGAGGACGCGGGCATATCCGCGCGAAAACCGTACAAAAAGCGCCCTGCGCTCCTGCAACTGCTGGACGATTGCAAGGCTGGGAAGGTAGACACGATCCTGTTTATCAAGCTCGATCGCTGGTTTCGAAACGTTGCCGGGTACTACGATGTACAGACGCAGCTGGACAAATACGGAGTGACATGGCAAGCAACGGAAGAGGACTATGAGACGCGCACCGCGTCGGGGCGCTTAAAGGTCAACATCATGTTGTCTGTCGCGCAGGACGAGGCCGACCGCGCAAGCGAGCGAGTCAAATTTATCAACGACGGCAAGCGTGCAAAAGGCCAACCGGCAGGGTCAAAAGCCCCTTTAGGGTATATCATCAAGGACAGGAAATACCAGATTGATAACGATACGGCAGATGCCGCGCGAGATATGTTTGCGGCGTATGTCAGACTGCAAAGCGTGCTGGGCGTAAAAAAGTATATGCTCGAGACGTGGGGGGTTGACAGGGCGTATACCAAGTATGTAAACTATTTTCGGAACCGGCTTTATATCGGCGAGGTGTACGGCATCGAGAACGCTTGCCCCGCCCTGGTGAGCAAGCAGGATTTTGACATTGTAAATGATATTCTTCGCCAGCGGTCGCAGCGCTGCGCGGGAGTTGAGACAGATCGAGTTTATTTATTCTCGGGCTTGTTGCATTGCAAAGAGTGTGGAAAAACGATGCAGTCGGAAACGGCAAAGCAGATTTATACCTACTACCGATGCCGGACGCGAATGCTTGACAACTCCGCGTGCCAGCACAAAAAGAGGGTTCGCGAAGACGCGTTGGAAGATTATTTATTGCATGAGCTTGAGGGGATTGCCGAGCGAAACAATCGCTATTACAAAAAGGCAGAAAAAAAGCCCACGCAAAGCGCGGACGCGATACGCAAGAAAATGGGTAAGTTGAAAACGCTTTATCTTAACGACTTGATCGAGTTGGACGAATACAAGAAAGAGTACACCACATTAAAGAAATCCATTGAAGCGGTAGAGGAAAAGCCGAAGACAAACCTTGACGCGCTCCGAAATGGACTTGCTGAATATGACACTTATTCCCGGGAAGAGAAAAAGGAATTCTGGACGCGCTTTATCCGGAGAATTGACGCAGATGACGACGGCGCGTTTTTTGTAACGCCACGTTAGGCATATTTGCCCTTGGTGTTCCCAAAGGTAAATTATGCCCAAAAGAATCCCCCCGTCGTAAGACGGGGGGGTGTTCTCATTTTTCGAGCTTCCGCATCACGCTGTTGTACACGCGCTCGTTGACGATTTTTAGGCTGTCCATCAGCTCGTCCATGACCTCCCACGCTCTTGCCGGAGCCATGTCGGAGACGGCCTTCAAAAAATCGCTGTCGCCGTAGCTGCCTACCGTTTCAGACGCATAGGTCTTGACCGGCGCCGGAGCTGCCGAATACAACATCGGCCTTTCCGGTTCTTTGGGCGCGTTTTGATTTTGGATGATGTACAGCGCCGCCAGCTTTTGATAATTGGGCCAGCTCGATGCCTCCGTCTCAAGCCGCGATATCCACAGCTTGACCTCGTTTTCGTCGATCAAGGGGACGCACCCCCTTTATTCCTCCATCAGGCTCGCGGCACGCCGCAGCGCTTCCTTTACGCGGTCGTCGTCCGTCTCGCGCATCATGTCGTTGATCTGCTCGCGCAGGTGCTCCATGCTGTCGGCGCGGCTGTAGTGCCCGCGGACGTAATGCGTGCCGCGGCGAGCATAGGAGCTGCCCCTGCCGTAAGTGCCGCGCATATCGGCCTGCCAGTCGCCGCCGCGAGAATACTCACCGTCGCGGGAATAATCGCCATCGCGGGAATAGCGACGCGAATAGTCTCCGTCGCGAGAATAACCGTCGTCCTCCATCATCTCGATCTTGTCGATGTTCTTGATGGTGTCGGTCAGCTTGTGCGCGATCTCAAGGTCGCCCGCGCCCAGGTCGCCCTTACGCGCCAGCTCGTCGAGTTCGTCGCACAGCATATTGCGAAGCTCGTACATTGCTTTCTTACTCATGTCCATTCTCCTTTCACGCGATTCTCTCAACCGTCAGGTTCGAGTTGGCGAAGTTGACGGCCTGAGTGCTGGTGTTTTCCATTGCGACCGTCAGGCAGCAGCCTTTCGGGACGAAGACCTGTGCGGAAACATAAATGTTAAAGTAGTTTCCTACCGCCGCAGGCGTGACGGTAGCTGTTGCGCTGGTCAGCGGCTCTCCGTTGATGGCAAGCGCCGCCGTGATGGCCTCAACCGTGCCTCCGGTGGGAATAGCGATGTTGCCGCCATAGGAGACCCGAAACAGAGCGCGGTTTTGATTGGTGATGCCGCGCAGCGTGATCTGGCCGCTTCCTTCTCTATGCACGATACAGGGCTTGCTATTGACCGCCGTTTCGGTCAGGGGAACGTTCTGGCCAGCAGCAACGGTCTGAATTGCCGCAGAAGTAAATTCTGCCATTAAAATCATTCCTTTCTCAGTTAAAATAAGCGGCGGAGCTATTGCCCCGCCGCGTTGTCGTAGTATCGGCACGGGGCCGACCATTTTGTTGGCGTCAACAAAATCGCCAACAAAAAGCTATGCTATGCAGTTGTCAGCAGCCGCAACAGGCAAACTGGTTGCAGCAATAGGGGTTCTGCACCGTGTAGGCCGGAATGGGGCACGGACGCAGCTGCGAGATCAGATAGTTGTTCTGCGCGGCCTGAGATGCCGCCAGTTTCAGATTCTGATTCTCGGTCTGGAGGTCGGACAGCTTGCTCTGCGTCAGGAAGTCGAGGATGGCGCGGCTGTTCTGGTTGTTCGCGTCGATAATGTCGCGTGTGGCGTTCTGCACGGTGTTGCGCGTGTCGCACGCCTGCGTCGCCATGTCATAGCGCACCTGGGCGATAGCTGCGCGGTTTTCGCAGCAGCAATTAGCGGCCTGCATCTGCATGGCGTTGAGCTGCTGCATGAGAGCCGCCTGCTGGTTGCTGCGGGAAAGCTCGGCCTGTGCAAAGCCGTTTGCCATCGCCATGTTGGTGCCGTTGACAAGCTGCGCCTGCTGGTAAAACCCGTCGCAAAGGCCCTGATTTACACTGTCGATCTTGCGCTCGACATTGGCAAAATCAGAGGTCAGCACATAGCCGTCGACCACGCCGCCGCTGTTGCCGTTGTTCCCCCAGCCGCCATTTCCCCAACCAAGAAATGCGAAAAGGAACAAGATAATAATAAACCAGCTGCCTTCTCCGCCCCAGCCGAAGCCGCCGTTGCTGGAATTTACGGGCGCAACAGGCATAGTGGCCTGAACGCCGCCGTCAGAAAGAGACATAGTATCACTCCTTTGAAAAATTTTTATTCATCAAATCGTGGCCACGATGTTGATTTATGTTGATATTTACTGCATCAGGCTTTGAAACTGCTTCGCCATCTGCTGTAGCTGATTGAGTTGTTGCTGGTTCAGCCTACCGCTCTGCAAGAGCTTTTCAACCTCCGCTTTGGGGTCGCCCTTGAAATTCGCTTTGAACTGGTTGAACTGCTGCATCATGCGCTGGAACTGGCCTACCGGTCCGGGCATCTGTTCGCCGCCGAGAGCACCGAAAAACGGATTATTCATCGTCTTCGTCCTCCTCGACCTTGCGCTTCTTCTTGCCCTTTATTTCGCCCACAAGCGCCGCCAGCGCGTCAAACTCTTTACGGGTGACGAATTCCACACCCTTTTCCTGCGGAGCTGTACGGGGCGTTTCTGCGCGTTCTACGAGGTCGTAAATCTTGAGCGTCGGCTTGCCGCTTGCGTCGGACTGCTTGAGGTATACCGTCGGCGCAGAGCTATCCCACAGCGCCACGGCAGAGTTGGGCGCGATCAGGTAGCCTCTTGCCTCCTGCTCGCTGCTGACCCATTGCACGCCGCCGGTCGCGACAGGATTCTGCGGCACGGGAGGCGGAGCGGGCTGCATCATCTGCTGCTGCCGCATCTGCATGAGGTTGTCCGGCATCGGCTGTGGATAATAAGGGTTTTGATAGTACGGATTAAAAGCCATGTCATTCAGTCTCCTTTACCCAAAAATAGAGCACAGTCTCATTGCTGCTGTCCCATGAATCAAAGATCGTCCCGTCCTGCACGCACACCACATGGCCGGACAGGGCTAAAATGTATGTGCCTGCCGGATGCTCGTCCGCAAACTGCCCGACGGTATAGCACAGAGGACAGGTGTCCGGAACGATGTAGCGCCGATAACCGAGAGAGTGCAGATACGCGCCCCAGGTCGCATTGGCCGACGGCATGTCTCCGTCCAAATAGCCTTGTATGGCGAGCGCGAGATACGTTTCGCCCCAGTCTTTTCCGGTCGCTTTGGAGATTGCCCGAACGGTGCAGTCGCCCACATTCTTGCCATAAGGTGACGGATTATAATAGCTATACATGGAGCAGCTCCGCGAAGAAGACGTAGGTGCGCAGCTCATCCGGCTCGGGGAACAGCACCAAAATATCCCTCGCCATCTGCTCGGTGAATCCCAATGCCAAAAGCCGTTCGTACATACAGCGCACCTCCTTTTCTGCCTCTATGGTACAAGAAAACCCCTTTCCCAAAGTGCCGGAAAAGGGGATGAAAAGTGTACGGCGAAATTCGTCGAACGATTGCGCTTGCAGATTCTGACGGAATATGCTATTTTTGTCACGACGTGCTCCATGCGTCATTCATACCCCCCCATAAAGGAAAAGAGCCTCACCGTTTGGTGAAGCTCTTTTCCTATTCAAAGACTTCCGATGCGATTTTGCGGTACGCCTTTCGGCGATACTTTTTGACCGTATCCGGCGACAGGTTCATTTCAAATGCCACCTGTACGTAGGAGCGGCCCCGCACGTCGCACTCGACGAGGCACGCCATTTCGTCGGGCGGAAGCTCAAAGGACCGAATGTATGCCACGGCCCGCCGCGGGGCCATAGAGGATAATTTTGCGCGGATCGCTCGGTGCTGCTTGTCCATGCTGTGCGCCGGGGCTTGCAGAGCGCTCACGCGAGGGGAGGCATGCCTCCCGCCCGTTTTCCTTTCGTTATTTTAGAATTTTTTCGAGATATGCGTAAACATATTCCCCCCACGCTCTTTGCGTCGCGGGGCCGAAGGAGTTATCCACATCCAGCTCATAGCCGCAAGCGTTAAGAAGCTCTTGCAGCTTGCCGACCGCCGCGCCCTTGTCGCCGCGCGTGAGCACGGTCTTGTCCGCTGGATATTTCGGCACGCCGAAGCCGCGGATATAGCGCCCGTTGATCTCCAGCGTCCGGTAGCCGCACTCATGCTTGCTGCCCTTGTTCCCCTCGAACACATTGACGCAGTTCCCGACCACGCGCGTCACGATGCCCGTGTGGTTGGGCGCGCCCGTGCAGTCCGTGAGGGCGTAGTCCTTGCGGTCGTTCCAATGGTAGAAGACCTGTTCGCCGATTTTGGGAACGTGTGCGTCGTCCTCGACCCATTGGCCGCGCGCCTGATACCACCGCATCTGCTCGCCGCAGCTGCACTCGATGGGGAGCACATCCGTCAGGCCGCAGAGGATCGCCGCCGCGGACACCATCGCCGCGCAGTAGTCGTCCGAATAGGCGAGCTTGTAGCCGCGCGGATGGGGGAGATAGCTGTTGTAGGCGTCCACGATGCTTTTATGCACCGCATCGCCGCGTACAGCGCCGACCCAGCCCGTCATGGTCTCAAGAAATTTCTTCATTTTTGCGTTTCTCGGTCTGCGTGCCGAAGTAGAAGGCGATGATGGTCGTGAAGATCGTCAGAAACTCCGTCCCGCTGATGCTGCCGCGCAGGGCAAGCACCGAGAAAACCGCCGTGAGTGCGATGGTCACGATGCTCTTGACCGTGAGCAGATTGGCAAGTCGATTTTGCATTTTTGAGCCTCCTTTACAAAAACCGCACGGCATAGAATTGCCGCGTCTGTGTGTTGATCTTGTTACACGCGCCGTTGATGGCGGCGACGTGCCCGCCGTCTAACATGACGGCGTATTCCAGCTTGAGCTTGTCCCGGCACAGCGCGTTGACCTGCTGCGCGGTCATGCTGCGGCAGTAGACGCCGTAGAGCATTCCGCCCTTGTAGCCGAGGACGGTGTGGTTGGTCTTGCGCAGCACGTCGGAGTAGACGTCGGTAAAGCCCTCCGCCGCAGGGTCATAGCGGTCGAGCAGTCCAAGCCCGCCGACCGCCCACACGACGCCGCCCAGCGCCGTCGCCGAGGAGACGCGGGCAATGCGCACCGCGCCGCCCGCGGTCTTGTAAAGCACGCTCTCGGGCGCCGGGTAGTGGCAGCTCATGCCGCGCACGACCTTGCCGCGCACGAGGATGCTGCACGGCGCGCCCTGCCAGCTAAAGCTCCCCGAGATGGCGTTTTTTGGCAGCGGCCCGCTCATGTTGACAGGCTCGATGTCCCGCGCGATGATGCAGGGCTGACCGTACAGCTCGACGTTGAGGGGCCAGCAGTCCGCGCCGAGCTTGGCGGCGATGTCGCTCAAGGTCTGGTTGCCGATCCAGCCGTTGTCCAGCGCCCCGACGGAGCGCTGGATGGCTTTTATCATGCGCACCTCCTCCGAGGTCGAGCCCTTGACGTCTCTCATGACATTACCTCCCACTCGTCGATCTCCGACTTGATGCGGTCGATAAAGCTGTTGCCGCCGAGGGCTTTATAGCCTCGGTAAAGGAAGAGGAAGTCCTCCAGCTCGTACTGCCGGATGGTGTGGTC